CTCAGGCCAAAGAATGGCGGAGCATAAGTGTGCAGTGCCACAATGTTTTGAAACATGATGTGTGACATGCCTAGCAGTTTGGTGATGTCTTTTTGTGTTTCTCTGGAATCACCTTGTGCTTCGTCATCAGCATCTTCTTGACCATCCACATAAAACTTTATTATTGCAGGCTTTCTTCCACGTTCGATCTTGTATGTTTTGCCATCAATTTCAAACTCGCATGACACCACCATGCCACGTTCGTTGGTCTTGTTGACAAGATTGTCTCGTTTGATGTTGGTGAGTGCATCACCAAACAGTGCAAATGACAGTGCATTCAATATGGTTGTTTTGCCAGTACCATTTCTTGATCCAGCATCATCACCACCCAAGTCAATGTTTTGCCCTAACACCAGCGTGAGGTCTTGTCCTTCAAAGTTTATGGCTTGAGTGACATTGCCCACTGACATAAAATTCTTCACTGTGAGTGTTTTAAATTTGATCATAAGTTTTTGTATATCTCCAACAACAAGTTTCTGTCATAGTGTTCTGAATCCACAGCCATCAACTGTGAATGCACAATCTCGTCAATGGATTCAAATGCTTGCGTCAAGTCTGTGGAATCATGTTGCGTGATGTCACGCTGTTGGATGAATGTCATTTCACGCAGTTTGTGTTGTCCCACGAATGTGTCTTTGATGAAATTGGATTCTTCATATGAAATTTCTGTGTCAATGTCCACACGAACATATGCCCTCTTTTTGAGAATAGATGCGTTGTGCAGTATTTCACTTAATTTAAGTGTTTGATACACAGGCATTTCCAGCCAGTCATGATACTGAGGATCGCCACCATGCTCCAACACCATGTAGCCTCTTCTGAAGTCATTGGCATCTGAATAGTTGTGTGGAAATGCATTGCCTATGTAATGTATGTTGCCCTGCATTTGTCGTCTGTGGAAGTGTCCAGAAAACACATATCCGTGATGTGTGAGATCATTGCCTGCCAGTTCATTGGTGTCAGGCATAGAAACCATTGCATTCATAAGGAAGTGTGGCAACTCAAAGTGACCGAACACGTACGGCTTTGCCGGCATGTCTTTGAGTTGCTTCCATTCCTCCGACACCAGCCAGGGGATAAACGCACAATCCTCTGTGTAGTATGGTTCCAGAATTAGGTTTAAATTTTTGATGTGTTTGGCAAACTCGATGGAGTTTACAGCACGTGAATCTTTGTAATACAAGTCATGATTGCCCACAATGAAATGATTTTGTTCAAATGCACCAGCAATTTTTTCCAAGTTTTTGAGTGAGTGTTGCAGTGTGGTGATGTTGATGGTGGCTCGTTGATGATGCCAATCACCTAAGAATATACAAGTTTCGCAGTTTTGTTCCTGAGCGTGTTGAATGAACCAATCCACATAACGATCACAGTCTTCGTTGAACTGTCGTGAATTGCCTTTGTTGCCAAAGTGTATGTCAGCAAACACAGCCGCACGTTTAAAAGTTTGCATTGAGTTTTATTATAAGATAATTATTAGAATAATGCAATACGGATTTTATTCAAACACCATAATTAGATTTCCTGCTCATCAAGGTTATACATGCAATGAACATGGTTATCGCACACATGAATTCGATGATTGGTCCAATCATTGTTTGATGCTGGGGGAATCAAATGTGTTTGGCATTGATGTACCAGATCACAAAACAGTTAGTTGTCAATTGGAACAACAAGTGGATGAAAAAATTTACAATCTCGGCCAACCAGGATCTTCAGGTGAAGAGTGTGTGAGAATACTTTATTCTTTTGGTGAAACGCCAGCACCTAAAAAAGTCATAATGATATGGCCATATCTTTTGCGTAGAAACTATCAGGATTTAGAATCTATGGTAAGAGTCACAGGATCACACAATCCAGAATATACCAAGTATATCCTTAACAACACACCAGACATGGATGTGGCACATTTTTTACAACAAGTTTTTTTTGTTGAACAATGGTGCAATTGGAAAGGTTGTGAATGCCATCACTTTATGGTTGCTAGAGAAGATTGTGATTTGTTGAAAAGCAAAGGAAAGACCTTTGAAAAATTATTTTTGCATTCTTTTGAAAATCATGCTCGAGACATAGGTGACCAAGGCGGGCATTTTGGCACCGGCGCTCACCGTGTCTTTGCAAACTATATTAAATCTTCTTGCTTTTAGCGTCGATGTCACGCTCTTTGCGTTGCTGAATTTCCCATTCCATCTGTCTGGTGTGTGATGGTGTCATGCCGTTTTCTTGTAGGATATCATCTCTCAGTGATTGATTTTTCTTTTCAACATTAAGAATACGAGTGAAAGAATTTGTTATGGCCGCTGTGTAATACGCAAATGGATTGTCTGATTTGGATTCATCAAACTGTAGTCCAATCTGCGACAGTTGCATCAGAGCCTGTCCTTGCATTTCATCATTGTAGGTGTAACCACGCCAGTTGCCTCTGGTGCCATATCTTTGCGTGAGCAGTAGAAACATCCTGGCCAACTTGTTGGTCATTTTGCCATGATCCACTGAAAATTTTCCATTTTCTAATCCATGTTTCCAATGTGATTTGCCCACACAGATCAGTTCATCTTGATCGTTGTATCGCCAGTGCTGGAATGGAGGAAAATTGCATTTGGCCTTGGAGTCTGCAATGGTTTTGGGTTTGTTTTTCCTGTTGGAGTTAGGAATGTGATCAAAAGTCATGATTCTAAACACCACGTCGTATTTGTTGAAACTTTGAGGTTTGACAGTTTCGCCTGTGCGTTTTGAAATGCGTTTTGCACGATCTCGCTTTGCCTGTGCCACAGTGCGGATGTTGATTTTATCCACAGATGGAAGGATTATGTCGTACTCTTTGTCTTCTTCAGATATAAAAGAGCAGTAAGTGGACTTTGACTTGTGTATTTCAGCCAACATGTCCTTGTTGTTAAGATAATTGACAGCCATGTATAGATTATAAACTATGTGCTTAATTTTTGCAATAAATATTTATGATGGCATCTTTTTCCAATTTTTTAAATCAAGGGTCAAATTTCCTCACAGGAGCGGCAGGATCTGTGGCCAACAGATTGGCCAAAGCTGGACTGCCAGTGGGAGGTATATTCAGTACAAACTCCAACAGCAATCTTCAATCCAATGTGGGAGCACCATCATCCACAGGCGATTGGTCAGTCAAAGTCACTGTGTCAGACACTGTGTACAATGACTTGATGGCAGATGCTCCTATTTTTCCTGAATCATTCAAAAAGTTCAAAGGCATTAGATTTCCTGTGACGCCTTTTATCAACATGTCGCATTCTGCGGCATATGATGCTCGCTCGGTGGTGCACAACAATTATCCATACTATGCTTACCAAAATTCACAGGTTGATCAGATGACCATTGCAGGTGCATTTCCTGTGCAGAATGAAAAGGATGGACTGAATTGGATAGCCACACTGCACTTTTTAAGAACAGTCACCAAGATGTATTATGGCGGAGGAACCAATGCAGGCAATCCACCACCAGTGTGCAGACTGAATGGATATGGAGATTTTGTTTACAAAGATGTTCCCATTGTGATCACAAACTTCACAGTTGAATTGAGAGAACAGGTCGACTACATTGGAGTGAATGTAGCAACAGGCGGAGATAAATTACCTAGACCAGGCACAGGAGCAACAGGACCAGGTGGTAGATATGCAAACCTTTATGGACAAAATCCTGCAGGCCAACAAGCCATAAGCGGAGATCCATTGACTGCTATCGAAAGTTCAGGATCTGTAAACTATGTGCCAACAGATTCTTTGATATCAATCACTGTGGTGCCAGTGTACTCACGCAACAAGATTTCCACACAATTTAACTTAAAAGATTTTGCTTCTGGCAAATTGACTAAAAACAAAGGATTCATCTAATGGCACAGTATGCTAAAACATCCCCATACTACAGCACCAGCCAAGGTGGCGAAACACTAGGATTTCTCAGCAAGCGATTATTTGCATTTGAACCAGATGACATTTTATATGAAATAGATTCTTTCTATGACAACAGGCCTGATCTACTTGCACATGATCTATACAATTCTTCAAAACTGTGGTGGGTGTTCATGCATCGCAACATGGACACAATCCAAGATCCAATCAATGATTTTGTGGCAGGCACTTCCATACGCATACCAAAAAAAACCACACTAGAAAAATATCTGGGCATCTAACCATGACAAACAGACTTAAAAATTTCCAGTCAACTGGCAATACATCTTTGGACAAAAAAATTGCCAGTGTGGATGACAAACAATTTCTTAAACAATCTGGCGACACAACCAAACCAGCTCCTAACAAATTAGTGCTTGACGATATTGATGCTGTGCAAAAAAACAATGCATTGATCAATGCTGTGGGTGCGCCACAAACCAATTTTGCACCTTTTGGCAATCAATTGGCAGCTGAATCCAGCACCACTGCAAATGCGGAACCATCGGAACTTCCTCCTAGGGTAAACCCTTTGCATGACTTTGAACCAGTCAACTATATTATTACACTGTCGATGATGACTGCTGATGCATTCAACAATGGCGATAGGGGACCTTCATTAATGATTGCTCGTAGTGGAGGCAAAGGCTTTACAGGGGCAGGGAATCCAGATTATTACATAGACAATCTTGTGATTCGCAACACTGTGTCGCCTACATCTGAAGGAAAATCAGGCACAGTGTTCAATGTGATGTTTGATATCACTGAACCATATGGCACCTCTTTTGTTGATAGTATTATTACGGCAGCACATCAACTGGGATTTGACAATCATCTCAAAGCAGTGTTCTCATTAACAATTGAATTCCAAGGCGTCGATGACGAACAAAATCCATCAGGAGCACGCCTCGGCAATTCCTCAAGGTTTATCCCGATACACATATATGCAATAGAAATGCGGGTGGAAGCGGGAGTAACCACTTACCAAGTACAGGCAAGGCCTGCCACACATTTAGCAACCACAGAACTGCATGGTGTCACCCAAGAAACTATAACTGTCAATGGTAGCACAGTAGGAGAACTGTGTGAAGATTTTTTCAACAAGCACAACGACACTTTGAAAAAACTTAAACAAGACAACAGAATCATTGACCCGGATGTATACACGTTTGGCATTGATGAGTCAGATGCTGAAATAATTGGTTCAATGATTCCTTATAATGTAAATTCGTCTGCATCAAATGTATTCAACATATCCAATGTAGAATCACCGTCGGCTAGATCACAAAATCTGCGTGAGGTCACTGTGCCTGCTGGCACAGCCATGCAAGCTTTTATTGAAGCAGTGGTGAGAGAAAGTGATTTTTATCGCAACCAATTTGATGAAAACGGTGAGCCCAAAGGCAACAAAGAATTTTTAAAAGCATTGCGAACAGCAACAAGACTAAAGATTGATATAACCAAAGAAGGAGGTGGCGGCAATAGACCACAATATGAATTCATATGGGTATTGAGAGGATTTCAAGCCACTGCTAATTATTTCAAAAAAGAAGCCACTGATCTTGTCAGCAATGTGATTCCAGTTAGAAAGTACCAATATTTGTACACTGGTCAAAACAAGGACATTATTGATTTCAATGTAACATACAAGTTTGCATTCTACCAAGCCATACCTTATTTTAAACAAGGCGGCAAAGATGATGCATCAACCAGCACAAAGTCTGGCAATGGGCCAAATGAGAACACAGAAGAAAACACCACAGGAGCCAAAGGTTCAGGCACTACCCAAGTTTCAAAAGAAGCAGAGAGACAATACAAGGATGGATTCATTGCTGATCTCAACACAGTCAACGGCGAAGTTGCAACTATTTTCGAACAAATCATACAAGACCCATCCGCTGACTTGTTAGTCACCACTATAGAAATAATTGGTGATCCTGTGTGGATTGAACAAAAAAGTGTGCTGAACAAACCCTATGCAGACTCGTTTGAGGAAGGATCTCCCAGCATTGATAGATTTGGTGCTGTGACTGGAGATGAATATGAAGTGTATGTGCAGATTGATTTCAAAACGCCCACTGATCTTGATGACCGAACAGGTTTGTTTAAAATAGACCAAGCGGCATTCTTTGAAGGCAAATACAAAGTGTTCATATGCGAATCAAGATTTACTGGCGGTGTGTTTACAAATGTGTTGCAGATGGTGAGAATGCGTCATCAAGCCACAGATAAAGAAAGAGAAAATCTTGGTCAGACACCTGGCACAGATATAATTGCTAATAATCCAGGAGGTAAATTCAAAGGCACTGTGTATCAAGATCAAATTTTAGAGTATCAAGCACAAAGTGTATTACAAACATCAAAAAATGTGATAGCATCTACTGGTTCAGTGACAGGCGATAACAGCAGTGGCAATGTCACAAAAACCGCTAGTTTCTTACAAGCGCCTAATGACAGTGTCGAGGGCAAAACAAGTACATCCCTTAGAGCTAATAAGAACTTTCCCTTCGGGGCCAATAAGAAAAAAAATTTATTATTAAAAAAACAAAGCTCAGATCTTGCTAAATCCAACAAAAACAGGCTTAATATATATTGATAATGCAGGCAGAATCATAGAGGGGATATAGTGGCAGAAAATAGATCAAAAAAATACACAGAACTTGAACAGGAGATCAAAGTCAATCCTGGTCCCTATGTTGGCTATGTGAAAAATCCCACTGATGTCAACAGGATGGGCAGACTGTTTGTGCATATTCCTGATCTGCATGGCAAATATGATGACAAAAATGCCAGTGCAACCACAGTGCCCTGTTCTTACTGTTCTCCTTTTGCTGGACAAACACCACTGAGAGACACTTCTTCTGGAGACAGAGAATTTGCCAACACACAGAAGTCATATGGCTTTTGGATGGTGCCGCCAGATGTAGACACCAAAGTGCTGGTGTTGTTTGCAGACGGCAATCCCAATGATGCATATTGGATTGGGTGTGTGTATGAAGATTACATGAATCACATGACACCAGGCATTGGTGCCGGCAAGTTTGTGGGCAATGCAGAACAACTCACAAAATACAATGACACAGAAGCATTGGAATCAGCACCTGTGGCAGAAGCACAGCGTAAAGGTGAATCTGAAAATGTTCGAAGAATCAATCAAAAAGTCAGAGACGATAATGCATTCACAGTGAGACCAGTGCATGCTCCACACACTGACACACTGATTGAACAAGGATTGGCCAAAGATGATGTGCGTGGCACCACAACCTCATCAGCAAGACGTGAAACACCATCTCAGGTGTTTGGCATATCCACACCTGGCCCCATTGACTTTGAAGGACAGCAAACTGCCAAACAAAATGCCATCAACAGACATGGCAAGATATATGGTAATTCAGGCGATGAATTTGATTTTGCTAAAGTTGCACATTCGCGACTGGGTGGCAACACATTTGTAATGGATGACGGTACACCGGTGTTGAGAGAAGGCACCGCCAATGCCACAGAAATTGAAAATGAATTGATTCGTTTGAGAACACGTTCAGGAGCACAGTTGTTGTTGCACAACACAGAAGGTTTGGCATACATCATCAACAATGATGGCACTGCTTGGATTGAATTTTCAAAAGACGGCAAGATTGACATCTATGCCAAAGACTCTGTAAGTGTACACACAGACAACGATTTCAACATGCGTGCAGAACGTGATGTCAACATTGAAGCAGGTAGAAATGTTAACATCAAAGCCACTGGGCAAAATGCAGGAGCTAATCTTGTAAATTCAACAGCATCAGCCACCACAGGTAGAGTGCATGTGGATGCAAAGGCCAATATTGAAATGATTGCAGAATCAAACATCAATCAGAAAGCAGGGGTGGACTACAAATTATATGCAGGAGAAAACGGAAAAATTGAGGTAGGCACAAATGTTGATATTTTTGCAGGCACAGACTTTTTGGTCAAAAGCGTTACAACAGACTTGGATGCAGATGCAGTAGTATCTGGTCATGTTGGAGCTACTGTTGTGCAACAATTAAGCCTTTTCGATAATGTTGGAGTAAACCAAACTAAATCAATCATGAAGCGTGTGCCCACTCAAGAACCATATGCTGAACACGAAAACAAACGCAGACTGTTTACACGTCCACAAGAAACAGACAGAGAAGAAACCGGACTAGACTCAAGGTTTACACCATAATGCTAGGCATCTGCAGAAACAATGATGTATTTGTAGGAGATTAAATATAACTGATGGCAATTGTAAACTTCACAAATCAAAAGCAAACCAAAAGAACATCTGCGAACACACAGATTTTCAAAGGCTTTTCCACGCAAGGCAGAGAGTTCAAAGACCCCAAACTGTATGATATTGAATTGGTCAAACAAGATCTACTCAATCATTTCAACATTCGCAAAGGTGAAAAACTTGAAAATCCTGAATTTGGCACCAGCATATGGTTGTATGTGTTTGATCCACTGGACGATGAAACAAAAAATTTAGTGATTCAAGATGTTGAATCAGTGGTCAACTATGACCCCAGAGTCACACTGGATCAGATTGAAGTGCAAGAGTCTGATCACGGTCTATCAGTCAGAATGACTGTGTTGTACATTGGTTATGCCATAGGCGAGACAATTAATCTGTTGTTTGACCAAAATCAAGGATTACTGCAAGGTCCTAGCCAAGTTTTTTCAAACCAAACCACAAATTATTAACAGGTCACATATTGTTTGCAATAAATATTCTATATGGCTTCTAACACCCGACAAAACAGTCTTTTGGCCAACACAGTGTGGCAACAAATATATCGCACATTCCAACAGGCAGATTTTAAATCTTACGATTTTGACACCATCAGAAGAACACTGATAGACTATCTTCAATTGAACTATCCTGAGTCGTTCAATGACTTCATTGAGTCATCGGAATACGTGGCATTGATTGATATGATATCATATGTGGCACAGTCTATTTCATATCGTGTTGATCTCAATGCCAGAGAAAACTTCATTGATCTTGCAGAACGTAAAGAATCTGTGCTGAGACTGGCAAGACTGATATCATATCAACCAAAAAGAAACACAGCCGCATCAGGCTTTTTAAAAATTACTTCTGTGTCCACCACAGAAAGTGTGTTGGATTCAAATGGACAAGACATTTCCAACACTGCTATACTATGGAATGATTTGACCAATGACAATTTCCTTGATCAATTCAATGCTGTGCTCAATGCAAGTTTACCACAAGGGCAATTTGTAAACAAACCTGAAATGAGTGACACCATTGCTGGCATACAAACTCAACTGTACAGAATAAATGGAGCCAATCTTGGCCTACCAGTAATTCCTTTCTCACAAAACATCAACGGCGTCAACATGGATTTTGAAGTGGTGCCGTGTTCATTTGCTAATGAAAAATTCATATATGAAGAGCCGCCAATTGCAGGAAACTCCATGAGCGTGTTGTACAGAAATGACAACCGAGGATTTGGATCAAACAACACAGGATATTTTTTCCACTTCAGACAAGGCACACTGCAATTCCAGGACTTTTCAATTAAAAACACAGCACCCAACACAGTGGTGTCAATTCAAGAGAACAACATCAACAACGATGATGTGTTTTTATTCAAACTTGATCAAAATGGAGTGTTGGAACAGAGATGGACCAAGGTGCCTGCCATAGTTGGCAACAACATCATTTACAATGAACTGGCCAATAACATCACTAACCAATTTGCTGTGGTTACAAAAACCAATGACCAAGTTGATCTTGTGTTTTCAGATGGTGTGTATGGAACTTTACCACAAGGCAACTTCAGATGCAGTTTTAGACAAAGCAATGGTTTAAGTTACAACATCAACACAGCCGACATGCAAAACATTTCAATTGAAATTGATTATGTGTCCAGGAATGGACAAACCAACACACTCACTTTCACAGCATCACTACAATCTGCTGTGACCAATGCCGCGGCATCACAGTCCATACAAGACATCAAAACACAAGCACCGCAATCATTCTACACCAACAACAGAATGATCACAGCAGAAGATTATCAAATTTTGCCAATCATACAAAATCAATCAATTGCAAAAATTAAATCACAGATGAGATCATCATCAGGAGTGTCAAGATTCTTAGACATCACTGATCCCACAGGTGTGTATTCACAAACCAACATTGTGGCAGACGATGGATTATTGTATCAAGAAGAAAGCACACAGACATTTGATTTTCAGTTCACAACACGTGATGATGTTGAAAAGGTCATCAACACATCTTTGTCTGATGCATTGACTTCAAGTGCATTGAAACAATTTTACTACAAAAATTATGGCAGAGTTGAACCGCCAGTCACCACTTGGAACAAAACCACACAAGCAACCAATCAAGTGACAGGCTATTTGAAGGACAGTGATGGCAATGCTGTGAGCGTAGGATCCAGCAATACCAACAATCTCAAATATGTTACAGAAGGAGCACTGTTGAAGTTTGAACCCACATCAGGATCACACTTTATGGTCAAGTCTGGCACACAGATGACAGGAGCAGGCGGCCATCCAGGTTCTGCAGATGTGATTTGGTGCAAGCCAGTAACAATTACTCTAGATGGTTCCAATGGAGGACAAGGCAATCTTGGAGACGGCACAGGTCCTATCATATTGAACGATCTAGTGCCTAGTGATGCTAGATTCACTGAAATTATTCCTGCTTTCATTGATTATGTCACAGATACATTGAAGTCATCCATCATCACTAATGTAATAGACTACAAAAATTTTGGAATCAGTTATGATGTTGATAATCTACAATGGAACATTGTGTCACAAGAGAATTTAGGAGCAGGCAACTTTAATTTGTCTTTTCAAGGAGACACCACAGAAACCAACAAAGATGATTCTTGGTTGATAAAATTTGAAACCAATGGTGTAAGTTACACAGTAACTTATAGAACAACAGAATATGTGTTTGAATCAAAAACAAGAAATAAGTTTTATTTTGATCCAAAGGCCAAAATTGTTGATCCTGAAACTGGCTTCACAGTCAAAGACAAGATTAGAATAACCAAAAGCAATGTGGGTTCTGATTTTGTAAGTAACCTCACTTATGATTATGATTGGCAGATTATTGGCAACATCACTGCTGAAGATGGGTACAATGACACAAGAAAAGTCAAGGTTGGATTTTTTGACTCAGATGATGATGGAGTGATTGACAATCCAGACTTGTTTACAACCATTGTTGCTCCAACTGAAAGTGTACCAGACAAATATGTGTTTTTTCAAACAGTGACAGTGGAAGGATTTGATCAATTGAATGTGGTTGATCAAACCAATTTTGTTGTGGCAGCTGCAGATACAGACATCAGCGATTTTTCTGTGTATGCAGATGGTCAACTGTTTTATTTTTACAGCGATGATGTATTTTCACAGTATGATGCTGACACTGACACCACATCCACAGTGACAGGATACACTGCCAAACAAGGCAGACAAGATTTAATCTACAATTACAATCATGGTGCTTCAAGATCAAGAAGAATTGATCCCGGCATATCAAACATAGTTGACATCTATGCATTGACCAAAACCTATGATGCTGATCTAAGAACTTGGTTGAGAAAAAATCAATCCACTGCCAAGCCATCTGCGCCAACAATCTTTGATTTGGAAACACAGTATCTGTCATCACTAGATAACGTTAAATCTGTGAGTGATGAAATAATTTTCAATCCTGGAGACTACAAACTATTGTTTGGCCCAGGTGCTGATGCAAATCTACAAGCTCAATTCAAAGTTGTTAAAAATCCAGCAAGTGCAGTGAGTGACAACCAAATCAAATCAGATGTAATCAATGCCATTGACAATTTCTTCCAAATTGATTTTTGGGATTTCGGCGAAACATTTTATTTTACAGAACTTGCGGCATACATTCACAATCAATTGGCACCAGATCTACTCACTGTGGTAATAGTGCCTGCTCAATCAACATCTGGTTTTGGCTCATTGTTTCAAGTGTTTGCAGAAGACAATGAACTGTTCATAAGTTCAGCCACTGTGGATAATGTTGAAATAATCAACACACTGTCTGCAGAAAAACTAAAGTCAACAGGCACAGTGGTGACAAGTGCATCAACTACAACTTCTGCTGTTGGCACAGTGTCAGCCACCAGCACCACAACCAGCACTACAAGTTCATCTGGTACTTCTAGTGGATCCACTAGCACAGCCAGTTCTTCAAGTTCATCTGGTACTACTAGTGGAGGCTACTACTAATGAGCAAATCTACTAGATCTTCATCTAAACTTTTACCACAAATATTCCAAACAGAAAAAAACAAAAGGTTTATAAATTCAACTGTTGATCAACTGATTGAACCTTCTGTACTGGATAGATTGAGTGCATACATAGGTCAAAGATATAGACCTTCATACAGAAACACTGACATATATCTTGATGAAAGTTCCATCCAACGTCAAAGTTATCAACTTGAACCCACAGTAACATACACTACAGATGGAGTCAATGTTGACTTTGCTTCCCAATACATTGATGCTGTTAATGAAGTGGCCAGTCAAGGCGGAAGCAACACCAAACACGATAGACTTTGGGAACAAGAATCATACGCCTACGCACCTCCGATTGATGCAGACAAACTGGTAAACTACAGACAATACTATTGGATTTCAAAAAATTTATCGCCCATCACTTTAGATCTCAGTGCTGGCACAAAATCCACAATCAAAGTAATCAACAATGCTCTTGGATCCTATGTGTTTTCCAACAAAGTTGGCCAATCCAATCCTGACATTGTGGTGTACAAAGGCTGTACATATGAATTTGAAGTGGATGCTATTGGGCATCCTTTTTATATCAAAACACAATACGGTACAGGCACTGCTGATCAAGTGTCAGAAGAACATGTACAAAACAACGGTGCAATTCAAGGCACAGTCACTCTCACAGTGCCTAGCAATGATTCTTCTTCCAACATTGACACTGTGTTGTTCTATCAATGTGCTAATCATGTTGACATGAAAGGTAGAATTATTGTTAAAGATCTAGATTTGGTTGCATTTGATCCTGCTGAAAATATAATAGGGTGTACAAAATTTACAGATGCTTCAGGCGTGGCGCTGACAGACACAATCAATGTGCAGATCACATCAAACGGCACTGCATCGTTTTCAAACAAAAAATATTTTGTTGACGGTGTTGGAGACTTTATAACATTCACAGACACAGCAAATCATGAAGTGGTTGAATCATATGGTGTACAGACAGGAGAAGTTTGGGATGAAGCTGGGGTAGTTGGATTTGACACCACAGGGTTTGACAATTCGATTTCACAAAGTTCTTCACTGGACTATTGGACAATCAATCGTTCCTCTCAAGATTTAAATGCATGGTCAAGGGCAAACAGATGGTGCCACATTGATGCTATCAGGCTCACAGAAGAAAAATTAAACACCACTGTCACATTGACTGAACAGATCAGAGCCAAACGTCCTATCGTGGAGTTTTTACCCAACATAGAACTGTTCAACCACGGCAACACAGGAAGATTGGTTGATGTCATTGACACACAAACCACTGATGCTCTGTCAGATGTGCAAGGCCAAGAAGGTTATTTTGCCAACAACACTGAGTTGAAAAAAGGTGATACCATTATCTTTACAAACGACCCTGAACAACAACGTAAAATATTTGTTGTGGATTTTGTGCAGGTGGCCAACGAATTAGACAGCACTGTAGTGATACAACTTATTTTGAGTGAAGCACTCACAGCACAAGAAATGTTGTCTGTGGTTGCTAGACGTGGCACCAATCAAGGCAAAACATATCACGTAGAAAATGGATTATGGACACTTTCACAACAAAAAACCACAGTGAATCAAAAACCGCTGATTGATGTGTTTGATGACAATCACATATCGCTCAGCAACTTGTCCACATATCCATCAACTAATTTCACAGGCACCACATTATTTGAAGTGGCCACAGACACTCAAGGCACACCAGACACAGTGTATGGCACAAATGTAATTTTTGAAAGACTAGGACTTGTAAATGATCTTCGTCTTAACGATACATTCAACACAGACACATTTCAATATATTGATGACGGTACCATAGTTGAAAAAAACATCAGACAGTACCATTTCCACACATACAGAAATGGCTCCACTGATCTTATCAGTCAAAACAACTGGCAAAAATTTGCTGTGGCCAACAGTCAAAGAATAATCAAAATATATGAAAGCAACACCAAACAACATTATTTTGAAATTGATCATTACAACAATCCACAAACACTTGCTGATCTCTCAGTCAAAGTGTATAAAAACGGCACATTGTACAATGATTATGTGATCGAATCCATCAATGAAAGAATGTATGTCAAAACAGATGATGTAATAACCACATCTGATGTGATCACAGTCAAGGCACACTCCACAGTGGGAACACCATCAGGCACAGGATTTTTTGAGGTGCCAGTATCACTGCAACGCAATGCACAGAATAAAAATGTTTCAAAATTTACCCTAGGAGACATGATCAAACACTACAGTCTAGCAGTCAACGAATTGTCGGACTTTACAGGCGTAGTTAATGGAGCAAACAATTCAAGAGACTTGCCAAACATATTTGATTATGGATCTCTCATCATGCAACATTCCGGCAGTGATCCTCTTGCACACATTTTAATCAAAGATGATGTGATCAATCTAACCAAAGCAATGAGATTTGCGGGCAGAGAATATGAAAAAATCAAACAAAATATCATACAACGCATCAATGAGATATCTTTAGATGACACTGTGGAAGAAAACTTAGATAGAATTTTACAGTTAATAAATGCAAACAAAAATTCTACCATGCCATTCTATGACACAGACATGATGGGCACTGGAGTTTCTAAAAATGCAACAACCTACACAGTGATTGATGAGGAAGTAATAAACTATCCAATATCATCAGCACACAACCTAAATAATCTATCCAAAAGATCTGTGTACATCTATCTCAACAATGTGCAATTGGTGCATGGTGTAGACTATGAATTTACCAATATCGATGACTCATCCAATCAACACGGAATCGAGATCAAAACAAACACATCAGTGAATGACATCATACGAATTGTTGAATATGATACCACTGATGGTAACTTTATTCCTGCTACTCCAACAAAACTTGGTTTGGCACCTTCATATGAGCCGTTGAAGTATACTGATGACACATATCAAACCAGTGATGGATTGGGATACAGTGTGATCAGAGGGCATGACGGATCCATCACTATTGCATATGGCGATTTACGAGATGATATTCTTTTAGAATTTGAAAAAAGAATTTACAACAACATCAAAACAACCTATTTAGATGACACCATTGATGTTGAATATAGAT